CTGTGACGTTGATTCCAGAGTCCTTCCAGACCCCACCAGACGGCTTCTGTTGCGTTTCAACAGCCATCCTGCCATTCCTGTACCTATCAGCCTTGACTTCCACTGTGGCCCTGTTCAGAGCGTTGAAGAAATCAATCAGTTGGGCTTCCCCTTCGTGGCCGTATGCCAGGTCGGTTTGGAAATCAAACTTAGGGTTGTATCCACCTATCTCCATCATCGCTCCTTGTAGTAGGGATTGTCTTTGTTGTGTACCAGTGTGGCGTACCCTGCCATCAGGTAGGGCTGCCAGTTAGTTCTGACATAAGTGAACCAGGCTTGCCTGTCTTGCTCGGTCATATCTTTCCACATTGCAAAGGTGGTGCCGACTTCCGGTTGGCTACCTATCGCCATCGTCTGTCTCGTCTTCTTCGTCTTCTTCTGGTTCGCAATCACTGTGATGGTCAGTCCAATCACACCACCCACAAGGTTGTTCCGAAGCACTATGACATCCACACGAACTATATGGATTTTTATGTCCAGCCTCACATCTGTTCAACCAATGACTCATCTGAACTTTTCTCCTATCAAAACGCCACATAAAAATACGGCACTCAACATAATAATTTGAACAATGAAATCACCCACGGCGTTGCATCCCCACAAACTTGGTTAGCAAACGACACACATCGCACGTTTTGAAATAATCGTGGTCGTGTTTCTGGGCATAAACAGAAAGCTCTTTCGCCATCTCCTGCCACCTGTCACGCTCATCCATCAAATCAAGATAACGCCGGAACTGCTCATCAGATTTCCGTTTCAACCGATTCAACTCCTCAGTTGTTCGTTCCAAACTAATCTGCAAATCGTTAGACCTGTAATCGTCGCTCATTATGCTGCCCTTTCTTCATCGAAACATCCCTGGTAAAACGCATTACCAAAAATTTCTACTGGGTGATACCCGAATTTGATACACCAAAAGTCAGCCCAGTAAATGTCAATACCTTTTTCAAGCCACCCTTGCCATTTGCTTTGGTGAACCTCATACAGTTGGTTGGTAGCGATGAGTTTGTCAATCAAAGGTTGAGGGTCTAGCCGTATCTTTTTAGAATCTGATAGAGGTCGATACTTCGCCCTCATATCTCGTGCCGCATTACGACATACATCGCATCGGCATTTCATTTTACGGTACATATCAATACCGTGTTCAGTTGGAATTATTCTCGGTGCCATTTAGTTCCCCTTGGATTTTTAGATATTCGTCAATGATATTTCGTTCACGTTCTGACGGTGGACCAAGCCTGTCAAAATCGCTGGTGTTGTATATCCGGTTCATCAAACATTCAAACAATGTTTTAGACAGTTCTTTCATATGAACCATTGTCGGCCATAAACATTCGTCACAAAAACAAGATGATGGGTGTTCCATTAGTAGCCTGCCTGTTTCAATAGTTTCGCCATATCTTCAAACCTCATAATGGCGTACTGTTCGCTACCTGTGCCGTGGCCTTGGCGTTTCACAACGAGAACCCCATAGTCGGCGTTGGCATTGATGCGTTCTGTTTCTGTTTCTTGTAGCCAAGCTGACAGTTCAAACCGTTTAGCGGCTTTACATTCAAACACTAACGGTCCACATCCTGTTACGTCACCCTTGTCAAGGTTGCCGTGTAACGCTCGCCTCTCAGCGTATGGGAACCCTACGGTTTGTAGGTATCGAACGATGAGGGTTTCAAATGATGTTCCTCGTTGTTTACCAGGCGACATTGTTGCTGGCCTTTCGGATTAGTTCACGCACAACAGCAGACCGTGAAAGGTTTTTGTCTTCTGCCAGTTTCGTAAGTTCTTCTAGTTGTGTTGGTGACAACCGGACACCCAAGAAGAATGTTCCTGGTGTGTTACTGGTTGTGTCTATGGTTCTTTTCGCAGGCATCAGTCCTCCTTTGGCTTTGATGCGTTAGCGATAGCTTCTTTGAAGGCGACACGTAGGGTGGCAAGGTCGGATTGTTTGCCGAACCCGAACTTTATTTTGGCTATTTTGTAGACAGTCACAGGTGAGATGCCTTCTTTGATACACGCTTTGTTGAACGCTTCTACTTGGTCTGCTGTGAGTGGAGCATCAGTATCTTCTTCTGTTGGTTCTGCTTGGGGTGCAGGTGCAGCAGGTTTTGGCTTTGCCATTTGACCTGTTTGTTTCTGGGGTGTTGGTTTGCCACCAAGGTCTTCCCATTCCTGCTTAGTCCACAGCGACAGGGCGATACCGAAACGCATCGAGGCGTTACGAAGGAAGTCACCAACAAGTTCTTTGTCGAGTTCCATTTTGTCTGCTTTGACTGAGCCGACACCGAGCATTTCTTTGCCGTGGATAGTGAGCCATCCCCACATTGTTGCGATGCCGTTTTCTACGTGGATTGCAGGGCGGCCATTGTTCCAGCCGCAAGGTTCCCACGACCAGTATGGGTCTACTTCGATGAGGATGCGTGTGATGTCTGCGTGTCCTACGAAGTCAAGTTGGATTCCACCTTTGGGTAGTTTGCCAATAATCTTGGGGTCCGGTACAGCAAAGTCTGTCATTACTTTGCGTAGTTCTGTTTCTTTGTTTTGTGTTTCCACTGGTATTACCTTTCTTGGTGTGTTGTAAACATTCAATACTTTGTTGATGTCTGTTGTGTATTCCATTGTCATTCTCCTTTTAGACGCAATGTTCTGCTTGATGAAGCCTTAACGTACTGTGCGTATGTGTCAGGGTTTTCTGCTTGGAAGCGTTTGGAATCAAACCAGTCACGCTTGTATCCCTTCCAGGTGGCTACGACAGCACCGTTGATGGTGGCTGTTTCGTTAGGTCCGATGAGGTCGCACAGTTCTGCTTTCAACTGGTCTTCTAACGCTTTGTATGATGACAGTTCTGATTTGACGTGCTTCAATCGAGCAATCAAATCGGCTGCTGTTTCAGGTATTTCAATCGCTGACGATTCTGTTTGTTGGTAGCGAGTTGTGATTGTTTCGTAACTGTAAACAACTCCTTCTGGGTCCATACCTAGTTCAATGGCGTTCAACCATTTCGCTGATGCCTCGATATGTTCAACTCTTTCATCATCGGTCAGGCTTTGTTCAATGAGTGTGAGGCGTAGTGTGTTGTCAAACACGGCCCACGTGACTCGTTCTGCACCGGAACAGATGGCTTGTTGTAATCCTTGGACACGCCAATAGTCAGGGAGTGTGCCTGAGAATTCACGGCTTGTTGTTTTCACTTCAAGAACGTGTTTGGTTTCTTCGTTCCAACCGTCAAGTGTTGAGATGAGATGGCAACCATTGTCGTCGTCATAGCAAAACAGTTCGTCTGGTGTTTCAAACTTCACTCCGAGTCTGTCGCCTGCCCATTGGATGATGGTGTCTTCAAGACGGTTGCCTGTTTCCATTGCAGCGTTCGGCTGGATAGGAGTTGGTGCTACACCAGACAGTAGTTCTGCGGCGTACTGGTCTTGTTTTACGAACGGATGGACTCCGTAGATTGCTCCTGCTGCTGAGGCCGAGATTCTACGGTTGCCTTGGTCATCCATATATCTTTGGTTGAGCCAAGCTTGTGAGCCGTGTGGTTCTTTTGGTATTCGGTAACGCTGGTATCCCATTGCGTTTCCCCTTTCTTGTTGTTTAACTATTGGTCAGAGTACACGCAAGGTGTGTCATTGTCAACTGTTCAGCAAGATTATTTTACGTATCATTCCGACAGGTATATAAAACAGGTTTATACCGTCACCCTCGTGGAAGGTTTGGAGCAGGGTGATGTGGTCTTTCTTCGCTCCGGCATCGCCTGTGGGTACTAGGAACCCTACTGATTGGACAAGTGTTTCGCCGTCGTCATCTACGTCGTCAAGGGTTAGCCAACCTGGGTCACCCCCACAAGCGTCAGCCCAGTAGACAAGAGCTACTGGGTATGGGGGTGGTTCAAGTTCAGTTGTCTGTTCGTTCGTCAAGGGGTTCTCCTTCTACGCGACAATCGTGGCACCATTTGCCTTGGCTGATAGGCCATACTTCTCCACAGTTAGGACAGGTATACAGGTTTTTGATTGCGACCATATCCTGATATTACTAGGCGGCTGTGGCTGTGTTGTGCTGTTCTAGTAGGGCATCTATCTTGCCTACAAGGTTTAACAGTTGTTCTTCTTCAATGCCTCGAACTACTACTTTTGAAAGGAAATTACGGATGAGAAGCAGGTCTGTGAGTGTCATAGGACTTGTCACATTATCATCGTGGAAGTGTTATATGTTCCTCTACAAGAGTTAAACGTGATTCAATTCTGTTGACCGAATCACGTAGGGATGAGCCACCGTTGGGAAGCATTTGTTGTTCTACGAATGTCATTGTTTTTTCTAGGCGTTGCGCCCATTTGAACACCGGAAGTATGAGACTTCGGTAGATGATTCCGAGCGCACCGATGGTTGCGCCAACCGTGATAATCCATTGGGCAACAGTCATTGACTTTTCCTGTTACTAATCTTGACAGCTTCAATCCACATAGACAACAAAATTGCTATACAACTAGCACCAATACAGCCAAACAAGATAAGGGCAAACATCACTGCACGTTTCATTCAGGCTTAGGTAAGGCTCGCCAGGCAGCTTCGAACTTGGCGGCATCCTTGGCCATAGCAGGAGAAATTTCTATGTGCAACCAGGAAGGTGAACCCTGATACGAACCAGCATTATCATCCTTAGTGAAAATTTTGACCCCTGATTTCCCTGGACCACGACTACACCTGTATCCGGCACCGTAGTCACCGAAGGCGTACCAGTGGATTTCTTCAATTTCTAGTTCCTCAGAATACTTCAGCAACCAATCCCACATTTCACGAGCAACTTTTTCGTTAGGGTACTGACAGTCTAGGGCCGCCCCAGTCGCGTGAACCGATAGGTACTTTTCCATACCAGGGTCGCCAATTTTCTTACCGGCAGTCTTATCATTTTTCATCAATCTCAGGGAGTAGATGCCAATGTTCTTGGTTTTCCATCTGCGCTTACACAAATCAGCGAGCTTCTCAGTACCAGGCTGTGCCTTCTTGCCATCAAAACTTGGGTAGTAACTATATTTTCTCGGCATATTTTTTTCCTGTTGATGACACTAATAGTCAAAGCAGATGGTAGAGTGCTGTTGCCTCTAGCAAGGTCGTTACCCCTTTCTCCCTTGCTAGAGGCACTGTCGTATCTACTCGTCTACTCCAACTCCTAATGCGATAGCGATAATGTTGATAAACAAAGCAGCAACGCTGATAAACATTGCTTTACTGAGGGCATCACCAGACAGCGTGATAAGGACTAGCCCTGTTCCGGCAGCCCATAAAAGCAATGACGTGATAGCACCAAAGTATTTTTGCATAGGGGTTACTTTATCATTTCCGTCTGGAGGCTACGGCTGCTACGGCTGTCATTCCTGCTATGGCAATCAAGGCTCGGCGTTGGGATACAGGGATGGTTGACCCGACAGGGATGTAGGTATCTACGGCTCCCCCGAAGATGTTGATTTCTTCTTCGAAGGCTTCTCTGACTTCTTGGGGTGCATCCTGTACTGCTGCCACAAGTTGTTCAATCTGGGCATCAGATAAGTCATCTACATTCAACGCCTCAAACACTTGGGTGGCTTCTTCTGCTGTGATAGTAGCCAACACTTCAGGGCTGGTAGCCAACTCAACAGCCTGCTCCTCACTCATAGCAGGTGGTATTACTACAGCAATAGTTGTAGTTGTTGTAGGGTTTTCTGTTGTTGTAGTAACAGGAACCGTGGTAGAGGTAGATGATGTGGTGGTGGAAGTTGAAGTTGACGTGGTGGGTTGAACGACAGTTGTGGTGGGGGCAAGCGAAGTCGTGGTGGTCGGCTCAACAGTTGTGGAAGTTGTGCTTGTGGTTGTCGGGGCTATCGTTGTTGTGGTTGTTGTCGTGGTTGTGGATGTTGTCGTAGATGTGGATGTGGTGGTTGTTGTTGACGTTGTTGACGTGGATGTTGTGGTTGTCGATTCTTCTGTGGTAGTTGTCTGCATAGACCCAACCCCGTTGAACCCCAGTTCATACTGTAAATTCCAGCCTCCGTTTGTGCGCCAAGCGTTAGGGTCGCCACAGCAGATACCAGCTCTTAGTCTGTAACGACCAGCAGGTACGGCTATAGAGATGTAGGACTGTAGGCCATACGAGTCATCATTCGCTGCGAGCAGTGTTCCTTGTTCGTCATAAAGCCACAGCATCGGGTCAGATGGGTAGCCTTCAACCATATAGGTTTGTGCTACAAATTGTGTTGGTTCTGAATAGTCAAACCAAATGTCTGTTGGTTCTGTGATGATTGGGTTCTGCGCTTGAACAGAACCCGACCATAGAAACAACGATATGAACGCCGTGATGACGGCGTATCTACTAGCCCTTCTTACCGAAGGCGGCTGCAACTTCTTCTTTCGTAAGAGTGCCATCTTCTGACCAGGCACGAAGCAACGCTTCGGTTACTTTTCCTGCTGCCATAAAGCCTGCGATGGCTGCTGATTTCCAAAGTTCTACGCCGAAGATTGCACCACCAGCTACGGCTGCTAATGCTGATGAGCCGAAGACTGCAATGATTCTTCCGATGAGGGTTTGAATTTTTATCATAGTGGTTCTCCTATTTTTACCCTTCGGTGTGGCTAGATGTTAGCAGGTTTAAGGTTTGGGTGGGGCAATAAACTTGTCTTGAATGGGGTCATACATACCGCCAATACCAGCAAAAGATTTACGGAAGTTCCCATTGTATGAAGTTTGAATCCACGGTCCAGGACCGAATTGGAGACAGAATTCTTTGCCGATAGCCTCTGATTCTTGACCATTGCTATCAAGAATGTCTTTGTTATCTACAACAATTACTCGTGTAACAATATTGTTGTTATCTAATTCTGCGAAGTGCGCCATTATGGACCCCAGTATTCAAAGTAAGCATATCCTGAACCACCAAGACCAAACGAGGGGCTATCATTATTTGAGTCATTTTGCCCCGAACCACCGTTACCTGTGTATGTTCCACCGTTAGTAGGTGCAGTGCTGGATAGGTTTCCACCTGCACCACCCACACCGTAACCTGCTGTCCAACCTGCGCCACCTGCACCACCTACATATGGGTAACTGGTACCTGATGAGTTTCCACCTGCACCGTTAGTTCCACCACCGCCGCCACCAGCCTCGTAGATTTTACCTGTACCACCAGCATTGCCATTACCTGATGCCCCACCATCTTGTCCGAAACTACCACTAATACCGCCAGTTGCGGAAAGAACAGAACCAATAGTTGTTGCGTTCCCATCTGACGGATACCAAAACGGTCCTCCGAAAAGTTCACCCAGATAGCCACCACCAGCACCAACAGTAACGGTTACATTGCCAGAAATAGTTGCAGATGATGCTGTGGTTCGTGCTCCTGCGCCACCGCCGCCCGCGCCCTGGGTTGCAAAATCAAACCCACCAGCACCACCGCCTGCACGTGCTTCAAGATTTAACAGTTGCGTAATGGCAAGACCTGAAGTACCTGAACTTGTAACAGGGTTAGTCCAGGTAGATGAACCAGTAAACGAAACAGTGTTTAACTTGTATGTCTTAAACGATGCGCCGATAGAAGAAGTTGTTATGAACCCACTAGAGTTAATGGTTCGACAACGAACATAATAAGTTGTGTTATTTGATAAACCAGAAGGGGTAGCAGAACGGGATGTGCTTGTAGAACCCTGAGTAATTGTTGTGTTAGTAGAAGCAGCAATCCAAGAGGTATTACCACTAGAAAAATCACTGGTCGTGGATAACTGAAATTCAACAGAAGTAATGTTTCTATTGCCTGTTGTGTTAATCGTTGCGTTTACTACACCACTGTTTTGATTGTAGTTCGTTGACGAACTAAGCGTAATAGTTGATGCAATAAAAGGCGCAGAAGAAAGACCAATAAGAACAGGCATTAAGCCACCGTATCTCCAGACAACACCCACTCAGTATCAGAAATCTTCACCAATGTTCCCATTGAATACTGGGCGCGAAGTTTCAAACCATTAGAAGAACGAACCGTTACACCTGTATCGCCAGCCACAGTAACCTGTCCAGCACCATACTGCATAAGAGTAACAACAGAACCATTAGCAAAAGCCACACCGGAAGTAGGAACGGTCACTGTCATAGACGTAGCCTTATTGCATTGCATAGTGCAGTTCTCATCCACCAAAGCCAAAGCAAAACTATCTGTCTTCGCAGTTAAAGTAGGGGCTGCAATCTTGGCTGAAGTAACAGAATCATTAGCAAGTTTCGCTGTGACCACACCACTATCCTTGATACGTAAAGTGTCACTGTTGATTTCAATAGTTGAATCATCAACATTCACCGATAACACTGTGCCTGCACCACCAGCCAAACCAGAGCCAGCCACAGAAGAATCAATCTTGGCTGCTGTCACAGCATTATCAGCAATGCCAGCAGTAGCAACCTGACCCCATTTGAAACCATTAGTAGAAGAAGAATCAGCCTGCAAAACGTGAGTGTTCGTACCGACACCCAAACGGTTTACAGATGAACCATCAGTAGCAATCAAGTCGCCCTTAGTGGTCATAGCCGAAGCAATCAAGTTAGCCTCATCAGCCTCGTCAGCTGTGAACACAGGGTAAATAGCGGCACCAGCAGAATGAACAGCAAGAGCCGTATCATCCTGCGCTCTAACCACAGTCAAAGTCAACGTAGAAATAGCCGTGACCCTAACCTTCTCCTCACGAGAAGTACCAGGGTCAACAACAGCGAAATAAGGAAAAGTGGTAGACCAACCAGTAACCGTGTCAACAGTAAAGGTTGTGTCACCTGATGAGGCAGTGGGGTTATTGGTCAACACAGCATTAGCTGCTGCGCCTTTATATCCTTTTCGTACTGGTAAAGCCATTAGATACTCCTAGTTTTCCGTAGAACGCATTGTAACAGTAGCCGTACCATCCCAAGACCAGGTGTTCCCTGTACTGTCAACAGGAACCCACTCGACATCCTCAACAATGACCGAATAAGAACGAGTACCTAACTGTAAAGTCACAATTTTGGGGCTATGAATCAGACTATTCAGGGTGTCAAGTTCCTGTTCAGGGTCCATATAGATGTCTCTGTCGCGTGGGCGAATCTTTTGATGCAGCAAACAGGGGATGGAGAATACTTCTGACCGGAATGGTGCGGCGTAGGCTCTGGCCATCCACCGTGTTACGACAGGACTTACGTTGTCGGTAGGGGTTAGAACCAGTTTGAACCCTGCCTCAATAGTTTTGACATCTGAACCGTTGTATGTGTATTCAATGTCGTTTGTTGAATTGAATGTGCCGAGGGAGGCATAGTCGGATTGGTCGTTTTGTAGGAACGCTTCAACTGTTCCCTTTAGAGGTTCAGTACGGACATCCATTTTTGCTACGAACTTACGGTCAGGAATACCCCAACGGTAGATTCCGAACTCAATGTTTCCTGTGCTTACAAGAGCGGCAACATCTTCAGCAATAACACCAACACCAGAAATAGCGAACAGTCGTTTACCGTCAAATGTTGTTACTGATTTGACTGCTGCCGTGCTTGTATACATCAGGTCGGTAGCAAAAGCAGGGGTGTTAGGGGCGATATATACAGACAAGTCAAGACGGCCAAGACCACTTGATGTTCCGTCGTAGTTTGTCCAGGTGAACCAAACGTATTTGTCTTCAGCAATGAAATCGTTTACGGAACCGGATGTGGGAATCAATGCTCCAGCAAGTAGGTTGTTGTTGGCATCGGCTGTGCAGTATCGAACACCTTTGTTTGTGCCGACAAGGATACCCCCAAGATAGCCGTAGACACTGCTAACTACTTCACCTACTGGTAGTTCCAAAGCTACAACTGGCAAGTCAAAACCTGTTGCGTCTGTTTTCAAAACAAGTTTGTAGATAGAAGAATGTGTACCACTGTAGGCCCCAAGATAAACTGCGCCTTGTCCTGCTGCCGCCCCAGCCCATCTAAGGGTTGTGTCTTCAGCCGTTCCTGTATCCGGATAAAACACTTTATGGGCTTGACCTGTCTTGGTGCCAATGACATACAGGTTGTGGTCTACAGAAGCAAAACCCCATCCTTTTGCATAGCCAAAACCTGTGTATGTTTTACCTGAAGAACCAGACGAAGGATAAAACAAAGCAACAGATGCAGACCCTGGAGTAGTGGAATAAATATCGTGACTTGTATACCCAACAAAAACATTTGTTCCATTAGTTTCTAAACCTGTAATAGCCGTACCTGGTGAACCTGTAGTTACAGAAGTCCAAGTAGGAGTAGCAGCAAACGGGTTCGTACTGTACTTCAACGTAGCGTTATCTGCCACATACACATACTCTGTGCCGTTAGATGCTTTGACGGTACACATAAACAAGTTAGTTGATGCTGATTCTAAAGACCGTTTAGTTGCGTGATGCAAACTGAACTGCCCTTTGACCCAAGGGTTTATACCTTTAGATTTATAGAACCTATAATCTTGTGCTTCAGCTGTGTCAGAATATTGTTGTCCAGCACCATAATGCCAAGAGTCTTGACCTCTACGCCAAAGCCCACCTGGGTTGATTGCTGCTTCACCAGGGGAAGTTGAATCGTCAGTGGAATCTCGAACGCGTGGTTCGTGCGACCTAACATACTTGCCTGATTTGGTATCAATCAGATATGGGCGGCCATTGATAGCAACAGGATAGACGGAAGGGACAACTTCTGTTTGGGCTGTGCCGTTATAGAACGAGGGTGTTCCAACGAAGGAAAGTGTGAACGTGGGAGAAGCCACGGTTTATACCTTCTGTAGAAAAATTGGGTATTGCCGAGTA